ATTGAAGCAGTTGAATCACTTGACGAATCAGTTAAAAAAGTTGCTGGGCCAAAGTGGAAAAAATCTGGCCCTAATGGAGAAAAAGAAATTACATTCTCTACTGGCCGCCGATTCCAAATTGAGAAACAACTCGATCAAAATGAGCGCCATAAAGGCGAATGGAAAGTTATGGAATGGAATAAGCGTTCACGTGATTGGGATTGGCATGAAACATACAGCCCGCAATGGCATGCGAAAGCAATGGTCATGGAACTGGGTAAATATGATTCCAAAGGCAAAAAAGTTACTGAATCTATTGAGTCAGTTAACGAAGATCCTACTCAGTTAGCACATGATGTTGTTACTTCAGCAGAAATGCTGAAAGGTCTTGGTATTACAGCGGCAGGCGCTGCAATAAAATACGGCATCGCAGACCCTATTACTAAAGTAATACAGACAAAAAGTAAGAAGATCGTAGATAAATTTAAAGCAAACCGTAATAGAAAAAGACCAGTATTTACTAAACCGATTCCTCGTGATATGAAGATAGTAGGTGAAAATCGTGAGTTAGATGCTTATAATAAGACCGGATGGGGAACTAAAGAAACCACTAAAAAATGGGTAGTTGGTACTCCAGGTCAAGTTATGCCAGCAGACGTTAAACCAACTCCAAAGTCTAAAACAAGAAATACAAAAATGCGGCACCCTGGAGCAGACGCTTCGGATGCTGGTGGTATGGGTGAAGGCGCTATGAAACGGTCAGGTCCAGATATGGACGGTTACGGTACAGGAAAAGACAAAGCCACTATTAGTTATGATAAAATTGACAAGGGTTTACGTACATATAAGAAAAAGCCAGATCCAGTAATTAAGACAGCAATGGCTGCAAGATCTAAAGCTCGGGTACTTTTAAAGGGTTCAAAAAATGACTAAGGCTCTATCAGAAATATTTGGTTTTGGACAACCTGCTACACCTATGACTCCGGCTGAAAAGGCTGCAGAAAGAGAACAAAAAAAGAAAAAACGTGAAGAACTGAAAAAACAACAGGCCGCTACTCGGGAAAAAAGAAAAGAAGAACTCGATAATAAACGCGCAGCTGAGAAAAAAGCTAAAGAAGAACGTCATGATGCCAGAGTCGAAAAACGGGGAAATAGACAGGTCGAGTTAGCTAGACAAAATGCAAGTGGTGCTAGAATCCGAGCAGTAGCAGCTGGTAAAAGACAACTAGTAACTGGAAAAGGTATTACTACATCCTCAATAAAATTAAACAGAGAAAGAATAAAACTTGCTACCGCTAAAAATCTAAGTTCATATAAAAAAGCTGCTACTTCAGCAAAATTTCATGCTATGAGAAAAAAGATTAATTTACAAAAATCTATGATGAATCAATCAACGGAGTATGATATGTCAGTAGTAGAAATAATTAGCGAATCATGTATGTTTGGTCTAAATGAGGATTATTATAGAATAGATCACGGAAAAGTACCTACAACCTTTTCGAGTAATCATTTCCATGGTCATGATGATGATAGTAATGAAATAACAGGTGTATATGCATCACATAAAAAACATGCAATGGGTCATGTATATGCCGTTCCTAGAGAAGTGCCTTGGGTATTTCATCATAACAATGATGGTCAAAAAAATTTATATATTCATAAAGATCATAAGGACAAAGTTGAAAATCATAGTGCAACCTTATCTAAATTTCATAAAAGCAATGGGTTCAGAGGAATTGATGGCAGTGATGAGGAAAACGTCAGCAAAAAGAATGAAAGACCTCATTCACAAACAAAGATAGATTCTGCTGATCATATTAGAAAACAAGGGATCAAAATTCATTATGTCGATAGTAACAAATTAAAACAAAAAGCTAACCAAACTCATACGGATAAAGGTAAAACTTTTAAAGCAGCAGGCAATGAAAATATAAATGAAGATATGTATTTTAAAGTAAAGATTGAAGGGTTGCCTACAATGTATGTTAACTCTGCAAACCGTGAAGAATTAAGAAAAGATTTAGTTGGTCTTCTTCGTAATCCATCAAAAGCAGTTGGCGATATTAAAAGAGTTACACCTCAAGAAGTTAAGAAAAGATTACGGCTGCGGTCCCAAGGCAAAGAGGAAGAAGAAATGAATGAAACTTATATAAAGTTTGACCACCCTAAACTGAAATTTGTTAGCAAAGGTTTTATAGGTCGTAAAGAAGCTGAGCGTCATAATGATCATCTAGTAGGAAAGGAAGAAGCTTCGCATAAATCATTTGTTCAGAAACATAAAGATGGTAAATTTTATGTTGTTGACATAAAAGAATCATCTGTAACAAGATCTAGAATTTCTGGTGAAATGAATAAAGCAAGTGGTCGTACACAAACTGATAGAGAAAAAGATGCAACTAAAGCTTCAAAGGCTAGACAAGATTCTGACAACGATTTAGCAACATTTCGTAAAAAGAACGCTAAAGTATTACAATCATCAATAGATGAAGTAACTGCAGGTGATGTAACAGCCGCATATCAAAGAGCTATGATGCACCCTCAAGGCTCGCCTGAACGAAAAGAAGCAATAAATTATTATAATAGTGTAAAAAATAGACATAAACATAATCCTATTGATGTAGGTGAAGCAACAGCAGATGTTATTAACAAATTAAAAAATTATTATATGAAAGAATCTTCAGCTGGATTGTGGGCAAATATCCATGCAAAAAGAGCTCGTGGTGAAAAAATGAGAAAAAAGGGTGCAAAAGGTGCACCTACACCTGAAGCTATTCGTAGTGCTCAAAAAAAAAAAATAAAACATAAGGAAAATTAAAATGTTTGCAAACGACAATAATGAAAAAAATATTAAAGCATATGCCAATCTTTTACAAGACATAAGAGAAGGTAAAGAAAGCATCGATGAAGCTACCCACCTCCAGAAGGCAAAGAATCTGACGCAGGCGCAGGCGCTGATGCATCACAATGTGATCGACGATATAACTGGCCGTTACGATGGGCATGAAGATGAAAGTCGCGACGGAAGTCATCTTCATAAAACTACTAGTGAATTAAAAGAATTAGTGCATCATCATAATAAACTGGCTGACCTACATAATGCTCATGCAACTCTTCACTCCATTGCCGGAAATCACGATGCGGCTGAGGTACATTCAGATGTAGAGACCAGCCACCGTAACGCTGCAATGGTTTCAAATCATGTTCGCATGAGAACGACACCGATCAGAAATCGTGAAAGTCATGAAGAATTTAGCAATTATTCTAGTCATATCAATGCTGACAGCGAAGATGCTTTAAAAGAGCATCCACTTACGACTAAAATGTTAACTAAAGTTCCAGCAGTTAAAAAATAAAACATTAAAGTAAATAGGCAAATGAAATGAAAACATTTAGAAAATTCATAACCGAAGAAAAACATGGCAAACTTAATGTTAAGCCTGAGCAAAAGGTTATGAATTTTCTTAAAAAATATAATATTCCTGATGATACTGGTGTGGCTAATTATGGAATAGATTTTGGTCCAAATGGCGGCAAGGTACAGTCGACTGATAGTTATGTTAAAATTCCTATAGCTAGAAAAACTCAACGGGAAGCAATTCCAGAAAAAAATCATCCTTCAGTTGATAAATTATTAGCTGATATTGAGAAGGGTGCTTTTAAACATCCTCGCTTAATTAGCTATAATGTTGGAGATACTTATCGAGCAGGCCAGACAGCTCTTGTTATATATTTTGCTAATAGAGTAGCAGTTGGAAAACCAGATGCACTTTATCACTGGACAAAGACCGCAAATGTTGATAGTATATTAAAAAATGGATTAAAACCTTCTTCAGGAGATTGGGTAATTAGTGGTTCAAAGGTTGCATATGTTGCAACGTTCCTTACTGAAAAACCAAAGCGTTTAGCCAGAGTTCGAGGATTTACGCATTTTAAAGAGCCGACATGGACATTATTAAAAGTAGATCCTGGTAATTCTAAACTTTATGTTGACGAACATAGATTTGATCCTGATCCAATTAACTGGATGATGTATGATGTTATTTTAAAAGATAATATAGAAGTAGTAAAAGATATTAAAGCAAATAGGCAAATAAAATGAAAACATTTAGAGAGCTATTAGAAAATAAAGAACATGAATATAACAATGAAGGTGGTATGTCTAAAGGTCAACTTAAGACTATGATTGATGCCGCTCAAGAGTTACATGATATGTTAAGTGATAACGATAATATGCCTGAATGGGTTCAATCAAAAATTACAAAAGCTACAGATTATATTGATACAGCTCGTGACTATATGAAAAGTGAAGTAAACAAATGAAAAGTTTTAAACAACATATAGCAGAACGTGGTGAAGATTCTAAAGGTCATAAAATCGCCACAGAAAAGGGAGCTGGATTAACACAAAAAGGTGTTGATGCATACAAACGAAAGAATCCAGGAAGTAATTTACAAACTGCTGTGACAGGTAAAGTTAAGGCTGGAAGCAAAGATGCAAAGAGACGGAAATCATTTTGTGCCCGTATGAGCGGTATGAAAGGCCCTATGAAAGACGAAAAGGGTAGGCCAACAAGAAAAGCAATGTCGTTAAGACGTTGGAAATGTTAATTAGTAGTATAGAACTGGAATACCCATATGGTCACAGACGATAGATCGGAAAAACGGTTGGATAGAATCGAAGAAAAAATCGATAAACTAACAGACGCTCTAGTAAATATAGCTAGATTCGAAGAAAAAATGGATGCTTATAATAAGTATAGAGATGACTCTTGGAATAGAATGAATAAATTTTCGGAGAAGCTTGATTGTATTGAAAGAAAAGTAAATGAGAATGCAAATACAGTTCACTTGATTAATAAGTTATTCTGGGCGATGATTGTTGCAGCTATTGGATCTGCAATTGCTCATTTTGGTATGATGTAAATTGTAATAAAAAATTATATAAATAGAACTATAATATCCAAGCTTGTATAAATGGAGACAAAAATGGAAACGAAAGACTTAAACAGTATAGGCTTGGCATATCTTGAGATGGTCGAGAAAAGAAATATTGAAGCAAAAAAGAATCATGCTGATACATTGCATAAGAATCAAAAAGCGTTAGACGTTCATTCTGATGAAGACGAAGATCATAACGATGATCCTACTGACGGAGATGGCGATATCGATGCAGCAGATTTGAAGAAGCTTCGGAAAGATGCCGATAAAGACGATAAGAAATTTGATAAAAAGAAAAAATCATCTAAAAAAGATGACGATCAAGACAAGTTTAAAGCATATTCTGGTGATGACACAGATGGTCAACAAGGTGCTGCTATTGGTGAAGATGCAAAGTATCCGCATATGATGTATGATCCTAAGACTGGTAAAGAATTTAAAGCAGAAACACCAGCTGATCACGAAAAATATGCAAAAATGGGATACACTCACGATAAACCAGAAGAGATTGATGAATCAGCAGATTTACAAGAAGGCGCAGCACGTCAAGCCGCTTTTGCAAAAGGTCTTATGGATTACTGTAAAGAAATTGGCAAAGATCATATGGATCATAAAGATTTTATGGATCATGCAAAGCATGTTAAAGCCGGTAACTGGGATGAAGCCCGCAAGCATGCTGATAAGCAGGACACTGAAGTAAGAGAAAAAATTCATAGTTTGGCAATTGATCATTTAGGCCAAGGCGCTGCAAGCGAATTATATGGCGGTGATCGAGTAAGCCTATCAAAAAAAGAAGGAGATGGTAAATTGCATGCATCTTATAACGAATCAGTAAATGTAGACGATGTATTAGCACTTATTGATCAAGGCTATACATTAGATCAAGCTGAAGCAATGGTTGCAGAAGCGTGTGGCGGCGGTGGCGGCGGTGGCAACATGGGAGCTGGGCTTCAGCAGTCACGGAAATATCCTGATGATAAAAAACTATTAAAAGCTTCACGAAAGCAATCAAAAGCTGGAGATAATGATAGAAATATAGCAAACGATCAAAGGTCAATTCCAGCAAAAGGAGCAGATACTGTACCTGTTAGACCTGGTACAAAACAGCAACAGCGCGATTTTGATAAAGCTGCAAGAATGGCTAAATCAAAAGATAAAGTGTCTGTAGCTAAAGCTCCTTGGGAATCTGTTGAGGTTGATGAGGGCTATGGTAGTATGGTATCACCAAAAGACCGAGCTCGCATAAAAGCGAGGGTTGATGCTAATATGGATAAACTTTCAGCTGGCCAAAAGAAAATAGCAAAACAAACTCCGCCAAGGCATAAAATTACGACAGATGATCTTGAACATTTACGTAAGCATGGCCATGGCAATAGTCCACAAAAAGAATCTGTTATGGATCGTGTTAGTAATATGGTTGAAGATATTCGAGCTAAAAATGAAATTAGTGAATTGCATAAGAAAACTCTTGGTAGTTATGCCAAAAAAGCTATGGATGATGTAGATACACAAAGCCGCTTCGCCACCGAATATGAAAAGCGTGGAATGGCAGCTAAAAACCCTGGAGTAATGGACAAGAATTTCAAAAAAGCAAACCGTGCGGATGATAAGCTTCGTAATCGTAAAGCTGGTATTAACACAGCTATTGATAAAATGACTAAAGAAGGTACCGCTAAAATCAATGAATTGTCACCTACCACAATGCAAAGTTACCAGAAAAAAGCTGATAAAGCTTCTACTAAGTCTTTTAAAAAGGCAGATGATATTGAAGATAAAGCAAGTGATAAAGGTGATGATGTTTGGAGTAGTAAAAGCAAAGCAAGCCAGAAACATTCAAAGATGATGGGCACAGGCGAGAAAAGAGCTGCAGGAGCTAGATTAGCAAGAAAAAAGCTCGCTAAAATCAATGAATTAGATAAGAAAACTCTTGGTAGTTACATTAATAAAGCGGCAGATGATGTTGAGTATCGTGCATACGCGTTAGGCGCGCAAGAGCCTACCGAGCTAGGATCAGTGCGTAAAGGAAGAAATCGTATAAAAGGTATCGCAAAAGCTACTGATCGTTTGACTAAAGAAGACGCGGAAAAAATTAATAACCCAATGAAAGGTATGCCCCGCGGTGGCTGGCAAGGGAGTGGACCAGCTGAGCCAATGCGTGTAAAAACTATGTCGAAAAAAAGAGAAAAAGAACTAAGAGCTGCAGGAAAACTATCTAATAGTGCAAATAATGCATCTCATTATGCCGGTGAATCTGTGCAAGAAGCTTCTAAGCCAACTGGAATTCATCATCCTATTGATCCAACACCTGGTAAAGAAGTTAACTCAAAAGATGCTGCAGGTCGTGCAGCTGATATAAGAGCTAGCCGCAACCCACTTTCTATGACTGAGAAAGAATTTGTTGAAATGCATCAAGTTCCAACAACAGTAGATCCAGCATTTGATGGTAATGTAGCAGCTAAACAAACAGCTGAAAATGCTAAAAAAGCTCCGATCAAACAGGCCAAAACACCTAATACTCCTACATCAAAAGGTGATCAAAAAATTATGCCGGATCCCACACCATATGGTGGTCCAGCCGTAAAAACAGAAAGCTATATGGATAAGTATGCTAAATACATTAGAGGAGAAATCTAATGTTTGCAAACGACGATAATGAAAAAATTATAGAAACTTATGCGTTGCTTTTGCAAGATATAAGAGAAGGCAATAAAGCTGAGCAAGAAGCTGATAAGTGGGCCGCGGGAAATCGGTATGCGAATGAAAAAGATAATGATTATTTGCCTCCTGCGAAGAATGAAAAAGATGATCATAAGCATCTTGCTAATGGAATAGTTTATTCAAGCAGTAAATGGCCCGAACCCGAAAAGTTAAAGGCCATTCATTCAGGCTATGTATCTCATGTTTATCATGCCGATGATAGAAATGTTGGAACCACAAAAAAACCACATTTTAACAAAGGTTTTATTAAAATTCATTATAAAAAAGATGGAAAAATTCATGTGGATCGCACGCATCCTCACCCATCACCGTTAGTAAAAATTATCCAACTACCGCTTAAAAGCCAAAAGGGTCACAAATATAAAGTAACAAAATCATCTTATCCTTCTACTTTTTTGATCAACCGAAAGAAACATGCCCATGCGTTGTTGCTCCAAAAGCCGGAAAAAGAAAAAGAATAATATAAATTAATAAAGTATAGAAACATAATGCAATTATTTGATGAAATAAATGATGACAATTTACTAATATTTGCTTCTCGGCATTACTACAATCCAAAATGTATTGATGTCGAGGAGTTTTACGAAGATTTAAATAAATTTAAATATGTAAAGAGATTAGTGAATAGATACAATGAATCAGGAAAATTAGCTGAAAGACTTATATTAAATCATCTTATTGTTATTTTTAACGTTTTTGGAGTTGACGCAAGCATAAAGATTTTAAAGTATAAATTAAATAATGATCATTGGAAAGTGATAAAACCATTTTTGATATTTTTAAATCATATTAAGCCAACTGATTTTGTGGATATTGAAATGGATGATAAGATTGTACAAATATTAAGAAAGATATAAAGAATGGGATTTATTAAGAAGGCCGGTGATTTAGTATATACCTTTAGGTTTTTGGCCTTGTTGGTGACACCGTTCGAAAAGACAAAGGCCTTTGAGTTAGGTCTTATTGACAAAGATGGTAAGCGTACTCGAACTGATGGTGATTTGGATTACCCAGAACAAAGAGATGCGTATACACCATTTATTCGTTTGGTATTTAATATTAAAAGATTAATGGCCAAAGCGCCTGGAGGTCAATCAGTTGTTGCTCGATATGCTGCAGCGCTGTATCTCATTAAAGAAAATTTAGATCTAACTGATAAGTCAATAAAACAAATTACAGAAAAATGTGGACTTGATCCACTCGATTTTTTGTCAGAACAAAGCGGTTGGTTTTTATTGGAAAGCGGTGCTTTAGCTCCGGGTTCATATCAAATTAAAAATAGTAAAGTGATTAATAGTACGTTTGAAGAAGTTGTAAGACCAAAAGATTGGATACGTGTTGGTAATGATTGCCATCCTGTAGGTGAAATGTTTGGATTAAATGTATATGAAGCTACACATGTAAATACCAGACAAAAAGTATATATCACTATAGGAGAAATAATGTCATGATGAGCCTAAAAAAATATATCAAAGAAATGGCGGCAGTAGCAGTTTCAGATTTAGATACAGAATTTTTAGCAAAGGCTCAAACATTAACATCATTTAATTTAAAAGGATCTGATTTTACTTCTTTAAAATATAAAAAAGAAATTCAACATTTATTTCATATGAAATATTTTCCGAAGTTTGATATGGATGGCACTATAAAAGGTCAACCAACTGTAGGTAAAGTTAATTCAGTTTTAAAGGAACTGAAAAGGATTGACTCAACAGCTTTTGGAAAATTACATAAGTATGATATTAAAGGTGTTGGTCCTGGTGAAGCCATGTTATTCTTTATTTTAGATGATGCTCACTTAGGTGGCGGCTCTTCTGCAGGAGTTGATTTAGTAGTTGACGGTAAAAATTATGAAATTAAAGCTGGCAATTTTACTAGAGACGGATATATGGTTAACTATAAATTAGGTGCCACTATGGATATGACAAAAATAGTCGGTCCAGCCCTCGAACTTAAGAATATAGCTGATCCCAAAGGAGCTTTAGGCAGAGAAAAATCTGGTGTAAATCAAAAACAAATGGCGGCTATTAAAAGAATACCAAAGCTTGCAGCCAGATGGAAAAAAGAAGTTGAAACTCCTTATATCGATGCCGCTCATAAATATCTTTCTGCAAATCCAATTATCTTTATGGTTAATACGTCGCCCAAGAATTTGGCCGGAATGTGTCAAGCTATCAAAGTGCCTAAAAAGTCTGATATTGGATTAGATATGGTAACTCAAGGAATAATCAAACCAAAGGTGAAGGTATGAAAAATAGAAGAGCACAATTAAAATCTTTGAAGAAGGCATTAAAAAATTATAAGCCTCTTGAAAAAGATGATAAAAAAGACGAAGTTCAAGAAGATGCCCCAGCTAATTCAATCAGTGTCGGTGGACCAGTTGCTGGCCACGATAATATTCCGCTTGGTCATGAAATGATGCGTAGAATCAAAGAAGTTCCAGTAACTGATCGTAGATATAAACTCAATAGTTCAAAAGCTAATACTTTAAAGAAAAAATATAGAGGTAAAGAACTATTGTTAACTACATTTAAGAAACACGCATACGGCAAGTAAATGCTTAAAATTTATATGATGATCTTTATAGTTGGACTGATAGGCTCTATAGGTTATGGAGCTTATGCTACATGGAATCATATGCAAGCAAAAATAGAAATATTAACAGCAAACAATGCTAAGCTTGAAGGTGCTGTACAGACTCAAAAAGATACTATTGGCGCACTTGAATCTGATATTCAAGCAGTTAACAATGAATTAAAAAGCGTTAATAAACAAATGACCCGTACACGCACGCGGAATAAAATACTTGCAAAGAAATTAGAAAGTTTAGATCTTGGTTTGCTTGGTGCTGAAAAGCCAGATGTAGTTGAAAAATTAATTAATAGGGGAACTGCCAATGCATTAAGATGTTTTGAATTAATGTCTGGCGCTCCATTAAGTGAAAAAGAAAGAGAAGCAGAAAATGGAAAAGCGTTTAATCGTGAATGCCCTTGGTTGTTTGATACTCTTGTTGACCCTGAACGGTTGCAGCAGCTTGAAGAGACTTCCCGAAACAGTAGAGATTAAAACTAAACCAGTCGAAAGACCTGAACTTGTTTTACCAGAAGCAGATCAAATTGATCAACGTGATATAACATGGGTTGCAATAACACCAAATAATCATGAAGAAGTTTTTGATGATCTAAAAAAGACAGGTGACGATCTAGTTTTATTTGGATTAACTGGAGATGATTATGGAAAATTGGGTTTGAATATATCTGATATTAGAATGTATATAGGTCAACAACAAGCAATCATACAAGCATATAAAAATTATTATATTGAAAGCGAAAAAACAATGGATAAGGCAGTTACTATAGAGGAATAACAAATGGATTACTTATGGATTTATACTAGTATTGCTGGAGCACTTTTAGGCGCTGCTTGTTTAGCATATATACGAGACACGCGAATAGGTTTATGGGGATATTCAAAGTTTGATCAAATTCTTGACTGGTTGCGTGATAGATATGGATGGACATGGTTTGATCAAGATCCAGAAGCATGGAAAAAAGTAAATCCAAAAATTGCTGCTAAGATTCAAGAACTTGAAAATAGAATAAATGAGATGTCAAGAATTTCAGGTGATAATAGAAATATTAGTAGTAGAAAGAATTCTGCAGGATCAATACAGCGTAAAGACTAGTTTGATGCATAGTATACTATCCTCCCTTTTAAGAGATTACTCTCTTATTATACCATAGATATATACCTTTGTACATATAAAAATACAATATATATTACTTTTTTTTACAAAAAGGGGCATATATTGTATTTACAAAAACCTAACATTGATATATAATAGTACTAATCATAAAACAAACTTCAACTAATACTTAGTAAATATACGATTTACTGAGTATATATTTTACGCTTAAGGGAAAATCATATGCTATTTCAAGAACAAATCTCCAGAAAACCAGATTTATATCCATGGACAAAAGACTTTATTGAAGCTATTTGGAAAGGCTTTTGGACACCTGAAGAATTTAACTTTCGTTCAGATTATTCACAATTTAAATCAGATCTAAGTCCAGAAGAACGGGAGATTGTTGTTAAGACTATGTCAGCAATTGGTCAAATTGAAATTGCAGTTAAATCTTTTTGGGCTGATGTAGGTAATCACTTACCTCATCCATCAATTAAGGATTTAGGTTATGCAATGGCCAATTCAGAAGTCATTCATAATATGGCATATGAGAAAATTCTTGATGTCTTACATTTGACCCATGTGTTTGAAGAAAATTTAAATGAAAAAGTAATTAAAGGTCGTGTAGACTATTTACGTAAATATAATAATAAAGTATATGCTGATGATAAAAAGCAATATATTTATTCCATTATGTTATTTACATTGTTTGTTGAAAATGTAAGTTTATTTAGTCAATTCTATATTATCATGCATATGAATCGTAATAAAGCAGTAATGAAAGATTGTGCACAACAAGTACAATATACTCGTAATGAAGAGATGTTACATGCTCAAGTAGGCATTAAATTAATCAATACCCTGCGTGAAGAATATCCAGAATTATTTGATGCAGAACTCGAATCAAGAGTAAAAGAAGAATGCATTGATGCTCTTAAAGCTGAAAGCAAAGTGATTGATTGGATTATGGGTGATTATGAAACAAAAGGTCTATCTGCTGGTATTCTTAAATCATTTATTGCTAAAAGAATGGCAGATTCTTTAGATCAAATCGGGTTTGATAATTCAGAGATTATATATAATCAAGATGATGTTGATCAAACTTTTTGGTTTGATGAAGAATTATTGGGTGCTAACATGACAGATTTCTTTCAAAAGCGTCCAGTTGAATATGCAAAGGGTCAAGGTATTACTGCTGATGATTTATTTTAAAGGATTATATAATGGGATTTGAATGGGCAAACGATGATTCACGGCTTTTTTTAAGTCGTGGATACATCGATGGAAATATGACAGCTGAAGAGCGAGTGCGAATGATCGCCCAAGCTGCGGAAGAAATTCTTGACAAAGAAGGATTCGCTGATAAGTTTTATGATTATATGAGCAGAGGATTCTATTCTCTATCATCTCCAGTATGGTCTAACTTTGGAACTAAAAAAGGATTGCCTATTTCGTGTAATGGTGTTTTTGTTGAAGACGATATGGCATCAATTTTAATGAAAAATGCTGAAGTTGGAATGCAAACAAAAATGGGTGCAGGCACATCAGGTTACTTTGGAGCTATTCGATCAAGAGGAGAACCTATTAAATCTGGTGGTGTTGCTGATGGTCCGGTTCACTTCATGAATCTCACTGAGACGCAAGTAGACGTAGTTGCTCAGGGATCAGTACGCAGAGGATCTTTTGCAGCTTATTTGCCTATTGATTCTCCAGATATTATGGAGTTTCTTGAGTGTCGTGAAGAAGGCTCTTCTATTATGCATCTATCACTTGGTATTTGTATCTCTGATGAATGGATGCAATCTATGATAGATGGTGATTCAGAGAAAAGAACTGTATGGGCTCGTGTACTTCGTAAGCGTAGAGAAAGTGGTTATCCATATTTGTTCTTTAGTGATACTGTTAATAACAATAAGCCTCAAGTGTTGAAAGATCAAGATATCCCTATTTGGGCGTCTAATCTTTGTTCTGAGATTTGTTTACCTTCAAGCGATGAATGGTCATTTGTATGCAATCTAGCTTCGATGAATTGTGCTACATTTGATGAATGGTCTGAAACTGACGCAGTAGAAACGATGATTTGGTTTCTTGATGCAGTAATGGAAGAATATATTGAAAAAACTAAAGATATTCAGTTTATGCATTCTGCTTATAATTTTGCATTACATTGGAGAGCTTTAGGACTTGGACAGTTAGGTTGGCATACATATCTTCAATTGAAGAGTATAGCATTTGAATCATTTGAAGCACAAATGCTTTCTATGAAAATTAGTAAATTTATTGATGATAAATCACTTGAAGCATCAAAAGAATTAGCTATTGAATACGGTGAACCAAAAGGCATGTTAGGTACTGGAGAGCGTAATCTTACAAGAACTGCAGTAGCTCCTACTACATCTTCTTCGTTTATTCTTGGTCAGGTGTCTCCGTCTATTGAGCCACTCGCTTCAAATTACTTTACAAAAGATTTAGCAAAGGGTAAATTTACATATCGTAATCCTCATCTTAAAGCTGTACTGCATGATCATGGCAAAAATAATGAAGAGGTATGGGTAGATATTCTTAAACACGGCGGATCTGTTCAACATCTTGATTTTTTAACAGAGCATGAAAAAGATGTATATAAAACATTTAGTGAAATTACTCCGCTTTCAATTGTTCAGCAAGCTGGCGGAAGACAAAAGTATATTGATCAATCTCAATCGTTAAACATTCTTATTCATCCAGATATTCCAGCTAAAGACGTCAATTCATTAATTATTGAAGGCTGGAAATTAGGAGTTAAAACATTTTACTATCAAAGATCAGCAAATCCAGCACAAGAATTAGTTCGTGATATTATGAACTGTGCTAGTTGTGAAGCGTAAGGAATACTATATGGTACACTATTATATTGAGTGTGATTATTGTGATGCAGAATCACAAGTATCAACAGAAGACAAAGAGCCAGAATATTGTCCATGCTGCGGTCATGAAATAAATGCTCAGTTGTTAGACGCAGAGGACGACGATTGAATTTATATAAATAGTATTTTGTAATTAAGGAATACTATATTGTGGTTATTTGAAAATAAAGAGTTTGATCCAGCTGATTCTCGTATTGATGAATCAGCTGGATTTGTTTACTGTATAACTGATTTAAACAACGGTAAAAAGTATATTGGGAAAAAAACATTATGGTCTACAAGAAGACTTAAACCTTTAAAAGGTAAGACTCGAAAGAGAGTAAAAAAAGCACAATCTGATTGGATAAGTTATTATGGCTCAAATGAAGAAGTTAAGTTGCTTGTAGAAAATGATGGAGAAAATAGATTTAAAAGAGAAATAATAAAGCTATGTAAGACAAAAGGTCTTATGAGCTATTACGAGGCAAAAGAACAATTTGATCGTGAAGTCCTTTTTAGTGATGAATATTATAATCAATTTATTGGATGCAAAATTCATTCAAAACATGTAAGGGGAAAAGAATAATGTACGAATATAACTGTACGATCAATAGAGTAGTTGACGGTGATACTGTTGATGTAGACATCGATCTTGGATTTGGTATTGTATTAACAGATGAAAGAGTTCGTGTGATGGGTATTGATACACCTGAATCTCGTACCAGCGATAAGGTTGAAAAGGTTTTTGGTAAAGCAGCTAAAGCAAGACTTCAAGAACTTCTTGGAGCTAAAGGCGTATTAAAGACTGAAATTAATAAAGATGGTGAAGATATGAAAGGTAAGTTTGGTAGAGTCCTTGGCGACTTTGTTGCGCCAGACGGACGTATGTGCACAGAGATTCTTATTGATGAAGGTCATGCTGTCCCATATCATGGTCAATCAAAAGCTGATGTCGAAGTTGGACATCTTGCTAATCGTCAAAGATTAATGCAAGAGGGCAAAGTTGACGTAAAATTAATTCAAAAATTATCTGAATAAAGGGTTTACAATTGAGTAATACTATGGTATAATGTCTATATAATGAAAGGAATCAACTATGATTTTAATTGACTTCTCAGGTATTTCAATTGCCCCTGTCGCAATGGGGTTAACAAATGCTGATGAAAATTTAATACGCCATATGATATTAAATAGTATTCGTATGTATCGTCAAAAGTTTAAAGACAAATATGGTGAAATAGTTATTGTATGCGATGCGGGTGGAAATTGGCGCAAAGATGTATATCCTGAATATAAAGGAAAGCGCAAAGAATCGCGTGAAAAATCTAAGATTGATTGGGATGAAGCTTTTCGTTGTATAAATTTAGTTCGCGAAGAATTAAAAGAACATTTTCCATATAAAGTTATTCATCAATGGGGATGTGAAGCTGATGATTCTATTGCTGAAATAGTAAAATGGACTCAAGAGTTTGGTAATCATGAAGAGGTAATGATTGTATCAGCTGATAAAGATTTTCGTCAACTACAAAAATATGGTAATGTTCGTCAATGGTCAACAGCAACTAAGAAATTTGTAGATGAACCTAATCCTAGATTATATCTTGAAGAACACATTCTTACTGGATGTGGCACTGATGGTGTACCAAATGTATTATCAGACGATAAATGTTTTATTGAAGGCCGTAGACAAACACCATTATCTGCTAAGAAAAAAGCAACACTACTTGAAGATCCAAAAGCTTTAGGTGATGAAGTTTATCGTAATTATTTACGTAATAAAAAACTAATAGATTTAACAGAAAAATCAGAATGTCCTCAAAACATTAAAGAAGAGATTATAAATAAGTATGTAGAACAAGATCAATATGGAAATAAAAGTAAAGTGTTCCCATATCTTGTAGCTAAGCGTTGTAGAATGTTAGTTGAAAGTGTACAGGAGTTTATATAATAATGATAAGTGATATACTTAATGATGTAATAAAAGCTAGATCTAAAAAACAAAAGATCGAAATATTGAGAAATAATGAATCATGGGCCTTAAAAGATATTCTTAGAGGAACGTATTGTGAAACAATTCAGTTTAATTTACCTGGAGGAAGACCTCCATATAAAGAAAACCAAGGACACAACGCGCCTTCTAATCTGCTCAAAAAACATAGAGAGTTTATAACATTTGTTAAAGGCGGTCCAGGTGACTCTATGCAAAAAATGAAAAGAGAAAAGCTCTTTATCATTTTGCTAGAATCTGTCGAGCCGCCTGATGCAGAACTAGTTATTAATATGATTAACAAAACCCCAATAAAAGGAGTTACCAAAGCAGTAGCAAAAGAAGCCTTTCCGAATTTGATACAGAAATAAATATATGATGATTGGAAAATATACTTATAATTAGATTTATAGACAGGCCTTCTTTGGAAGAGTCTGTCTTTTTTTTAGGAGAACTAAAATGGTTTTACATAACAATCAAATAGCAAAATTACAAAAAGATTCTACTGAGCTTAAAGCTTATGTAGAGGAAATAAAACAAAAGGGTGACCATTCTTTAGCTAAAAAACTTGAATCAAAAAAGGTATATTTAGATCAGAAGATATATGAATTAGAGGATATGGTGGCATAATTCCTTATAAGAAATAGTATAGAAAGGGAGCAATTAGTTTTGTTCCTTTTTTTATTTGTATAAATATAGTAAAATGGTTTAGCAAATTATCGAATGGGGTAGACATGAAAACTTTTAAACAGATGAACGAAGATATTCAACATCAAAAGCAGCTTAATGAAAAGGGCTTTCTTAAGAGAATTAGGCGGGCAAAAGATGCTGCAATAGCGTCATTTAAAAGTGACCCTGAAAAGCATGCAGAAAGAATGAAGAATATAAGTAATAGAGCCAAGGCCCAAGATGCTGAGCATGAAAAAGCAAAAGCTGCTTTGAGTGATAAAAGTAAAAGTAACGCCAAAAAATTAGGAAACTTAAAAGGGTTAAGCAAAGGTTATAATATTACCAAAAAAGGTAATGCTGATAATCCAAACGCAATGCGACCTAAGGGTAAATCTGGATCATTCTTTGATACTACTGCTCCTCATAATCCTCATAATACAGGTAGATTGGCTCCCCATCCTCAAGGTGATTGGGTAGATGGCGCTGGAAACACTAAACAAGAAGTGGATAGGGCAAATGATCATTCTCGCGACATGGCTCCTTCTCGCATTATTGCTAGAGAAAATAGCATAGATAGTGAGAGCGACAAAGATCGTAGAGCTGTTCATGGTCCTAGTGATGCTGAAGACCGTGTGAAGACTATTAAAAAGCATATTACGAAACTTAAAGCACATGCCCCCGAAGCAAAAGACAGAATAGCTCATGCTGAACATACTTTAAAACTCCATATGGATGCTCACGCTGCTGCTGGCGCTCATATGGAAACTCACGCAGAAAAAGAATATACATCTTCGCACGTCGGTCATTATCATGAACATCATTATGGTAATGGAGCTCATGACCACCATTATGAAGAAATGGAAAGGCATAAAAAAGCTGAACAAGAGAATCCTTCTGAAACACATATTAATGATGCAAGACTAGGATATGATCATACACATGAAGATCATCCACATCATGAAGAAGAAAGAACAGCTGACCATGCTCCAAACCTTCCAAAACATAGTGCTACGTTGCATAAATTGGTTAAAACTGCTACTGCAGCACATCATGCTTATAATGAAATGGTTGATAGCCAAACTAAAGCTGAAGCTGGGCTTCCGGAAGGTCAAAAGAGTAAAACTAAATTTCATAAGAAAGCTGCTTATGACAAAGTTGATGTTAAAACCCGCTCGACATATTATAAAAAAGCATTAACAAAATTAACTCCAGAAGGTAACGATGCAGTTAAAAATTTAAAACATGTCGGTAAAGATCACAGACAAGGTACTTTGGATATTTAAATAGGGTGATTTAAATGGGAAGCTATTCCAGAAAAAGATATGCAACTGAATCAGCTAGCTTTCCAAAAAGCGCAAGCTCAGCACCAGGATCGTATTCATACGAGAACTTTGCTGACTTGCCTGCTACAGGTTCTACACCTGGAAATACTGCTTTTGTTGTAGCAACAAATAAATTATATATTTGGAGCGGTGTTGGATGGTACTTAATTGCTACTGTTACAAATGTATCTCCAACTGCTATTACTGGAGTTAGTGATACATATGCACTTGCAATAGATGGTACAGCCACAACTATTACTGCAGTTTCTACTGATCCTGAAGGATTTGCTTTAACTTGGTCCTATGCGGTATCATCTGGATCATTAGGTAGTACTGCTACAGTAGCTCAAGCAGATAATGTTTTTACAATTACACCATCAAGTACAGAAGCAGATGCTGGAACTTTTAGTTTAACATTTAGTGTGACTGATGGTCTAAATGGAGTCGTAAGTGCAGTAAGTGCGTTTACATTATCATTTTCTGTTACTAATTCAAGATACACTGCATTATCAGTTAAGGCGACTGCAGCTGGCTCTAATCAAACCTTTGATGATGCATCCACTTCAAATCATACAATAACTGTTGCTGGTAATTCAACAGCATCAACATTTAGTCCATATCGTCATGGTGGATATTCTGCATATTTTCAAGGCCCGGGCGCTTATTTAGTGCCAGCTTCAACAGCCATGGTTATACCCTCTTCTACAGAATTTACAATCGAATGTTGGGCTTATCTTACAGCCAAAAATACTCATCAAATATTATTTGGAGGGTCTAGCGGATATCTTTATTTTAGTGTGAAAGACGATAATACTGTTGAGTTTCAAATTGCAAACTCAACTGCTTATTTTCCATGGGCCGGGACCCTCAATAATAACACTTGGTATTATATAGCTGTAGTTAGAAACTCAACTAATACTATTAAACTGTGGATAGATGGCGTGGAAGTAACTGCAACAAGCGGAGCAAATCAAACAGGCGCTCTTACTATTGCGAATATAGGCAAAGCTGTTGGATACGTTTCAAGCAGTGATTTCAACGGATATATAAGTGATTTTAAAGTAGATGTTGGCAATGCGCGGTATAGCAGTAATTTCACTCCCCCCACTTCGCCTTCTGTTGCAGATTCAAACACAACATTCTTACTAGGTCGACTACCTTATTTTAAAGATCAATCTACATCAAATCATGCAATCACTCCTAATGGTAATGTATCTTTAGAACCAAAATCTGTATTTGATCCTGCTGCATATTCAGAATCCTCTCATGGTGCGTCTGCATATTTTGATGGTACTGGTGATTATATATCAGTGGCAAATCATGCAGATTTTAATTTTGGTTCTGGAAATTTTACTATCGAATCATATGTCTATTATACAATAAACCCAACGACCAATCAAGCCATTGTGGCGCAATGGCACACCGCTACTGACAGAAGGGCGTGGCAGTTACGCCGGGACAACAGTGGCCAATTTCGATTTTTTTGGTCGACCACTGGAGCGGATTACCCATATATACAGTCTACTGGTATAAATCTTAATACCATGAACCGTCAATGGATACATGTTGCTGTTGTAAGAAATGGAAATACGATTACCATGTATGTTGATGGCACAGATGTTGTCAACACAACACTAACAGGATCTCTGTATGATAACACAGCAGATGATATTTTTATCGGCGCTAGGTCCACAAATCCACCAAATATTGATCATCAGACAGAGGGTTATATACAAGATTTAAGAATAACCAAAGGCACAGCGGTTTACACATCTAACTTCACACCGCCAACTGCACCTCTAACTGCGATCACAAACACGAAATTCTTACTCAATCCAGAAACATCTATTTCAGATTTGAGTCAGCAACACGCTTTAACATGCTATGGTAATGTCGCAACAGATGCAACAACAGTAAAATTTGCTGGAACAAAATCTATTGCATTTAATGGAACGGGAGATTATATTGTATTTTCTAATGGCACACCATCCACCACTGACCTAACTTTCGATGAAGAATTTACGATTGAATTTTGGGCGTATCTTAATGCCACTAATGTAACTACAATTTTTTATAGTTGCGGAGGTGGGACTGCTAATTGGAGTGCTACAACTGGAAATGAATCATCCTTCTTCATCTATAATGGTAAGCTGTATCACCAGAGTAGTCAGGGCGGTTCATTTCATAGTGATAATATTAGTATTCCATCAGTAGTTCAAACTGGACAGTGGCAACATTGGGCTATAACATGTGATGCAAATGCAGATTGCAAATGGTATCTAAATGGAACTTTAATGTGGTCATATGCTCATGTTTTCCCGACAAAGAAAACTGGCACGATTTGGAGAGCAGTAATAGGCGCTGGGCAGTATCTCACAGATGACAATCTTGATGGCTATATTCAAGATTTCCGAATCACAAAAGGGCTTGTAAGATATACTTCAAACTTTACACCACCGACAGAATTACAGGGATAGCTTATGGGTAAGTATTCTGAAACCCGATATGCAAATATGATTCCCACATTTGAACCGGCGGCTTTACCCGCCTCAGAAGCTGCTGCGGCACAAAAATCTAACATGAGAGTTTACGAAACTCTTGCAGATTTACCAGCAACTTCTACAAGCAAGGGAAATACTGCATTTGTTAAAGCTACAAATAAATTGTATGTGTGGAATGGTGTTGGTTGGTATCTAGTCGCTGAAGTAACAAATGCTTCACCTTCTTCTATTACTGGTGTAAATTCAACATATGATTTAGCAACTGATGGAACAGCCACAACTATTACTGCAGTGGCCACCGATCCAGAAGGAATGGCTTTAACGTGGTCATCAAGTGTAACTGCCGGTTCATTAAATGGAACAACCGTTTCAAATGTCGATAATGTATTTACTATCACGCCTCACGCAAGTAATGCAACAACATTCAGTATTACATTTAATGTAACAGATGGCGTGAATGGAAGTGTAAGTGCGATTGGGGCATTTTCATTGACATTCACTCCTCCCTTGCCAACTTCTGGGCTAACAGGGCTATACGACATGAATAACAGCAGCAGCTATTCAGGAACTGGATCAACTTGGGCAGATGTTTCAGGGAATTACGGACCTAACCTGACGATTAATTCTTCCGCAGTTAGTTATACAGCATCTTCCATTGGAGGGATACCATCGCTGACGCTCGCCGCCGCAGATCCGAACGGACCAATTTATTATGATGGTTCTGCGTTTACGACCACAACAACGGTGGTTATGATTTTTGCCAAAACCGACACGCCATATGCACAAACATATTATAACATGTTTAGCAACAGGACAGGGTGGACAGTCTCAGGTGGAAGCATAACGGTTAGAGACCATGGTGTGAGAATGTGGTCCGGATCGACTTATAGCGATGGCACCACAGGCAGTATCAGGAGCAGCACCACCAAGTTGTATATCGACAAGGTCGACACAACGGCATACAATCGCGGGCAATATTATGATGCAGTTTCGTCAAGTTCTAATTTAGGCAAATATCACTCGCTAGTACTGACTGAGGGTAATTTTGGAAATGGGTTTGCTTTCTCTTCGTCCGTTACTACCAATGCTATTTCGCCTTTAGGGGAATTACGGGCTTTAGTGTTCTATAACCGCGCACTATCTCAAAGCGAGGTAAACGATGTACATGACCATTTTGCCGGAGACTACACTAGTTCTGAGATGATACAGTAATAGTTAAAAGGTCAATAAAAACTGTTTCTCTATTGACACACTAACATAAAGGTTTACATTTGCTAAATAATGTGATACAATATTAGTATAATCTGTTAAAAAGGTAGTACTATGAATTTATTCATCTTAGATAAAGATCCAATCAAAGCGGCTCAATTACAATGTGATAAGCATGTAGTTAAAATGATTGTCGAATCTGCACAAATGTTATCAACAGCTCATCGTATGCTTGATGGTGTACAAACACGTCGTAAGTCTCAGTCAGGTAAAACTATGAGTAAGTACTGGGAACTTCCTGATGATCGTGAAGCTGTTCTATACAAAGCAGTTCATATGGGTCATCCTTGTACGGTATGGACAATGCAAAATGATAATAATTATCGATGGCACTATGAACATTTTTCTGCGCTGTGTAAAGAATATACATATCGCTATGATAAAACTCATGCTACTCAAACAAAACTAAAATCGTATCTTATGAAGCTTCCAAATAATATCAAAGAAGGATGGAAATATCAGATGACTCCATTTGCTTTGGCTATGAAAGCTGAACCACAGTGTATCAATGAAAATGATATTGTGCAGTCATATAAAGATTATTATCAAACAAAACAAGATAGATTTAAAATGGCATGGACTCGTCGTCCAATTCCAGAATGGTTTGAGGTAAAAGAAAGTGCGTAAAGTTTCTATTCCACACAAGTTTAATAAATTCTTAAAAGAAGAATCTGCGCATTATCGTAGAGCATTACAGCTACCAGACGATAATCCTGCTAAGCGTGATATAATTCACCATTGGGAATTAGAGATTATTAAACAAAAAAATGCATTACAGATGGACTTTGATGAACTACGATACTGTAACATAAATATCACATAATATATTAAATGCAAATTAAATGTATTTTGTTGTTTACAACTGGTCAAAAATGTATTATAAAGGTATTAACAAAAGGAGATACATTATGAAACTGGTAAAAATTCAACTTGATATCCTAGAAGATGCAGTTGCATCAGAAGCAAAAAATGGCGTACGTAAGCCAATCCATGTAAGAAATTTTAATAATCTTGATGGCTTTTCACAAAGATATCAAGAGTATTGTAATCGAATGGAAATGTTAATAAATGCCGGTTTTATTTCTCGTGATATCAATCCTAATGATGGATATGCTTATATCACAATCAAAGGTGAAAACTTTATTAATGGAGTTACTTATTAATGTTTAATATTGAATATAGAGTTATTGATAGTATACAATTTGGCGGTCTCAAGAATGGAACATATCTTCAACTTGTTGTAAATAAGAACATGAATGGTAGAAAGCCAAAAGAATATATCAGATCTTGGTCAAGTCTATCTAAACAATGGAATATCATGTATAGATATAATGTAGAAGAATCATGGAACAAATGGAAAAGGACTGAAAAAACGTGCCAACATACACATTAAAAAATATTAAGACAAATGATAGATGGGATGTAGTTTGCAGTTGGAATGATTTGCAAGAAACAATAAAACACGATCCTGAAATAATTCAGGTTCCATGCGCTCCTCGGTTCGTAGCTGGAAAAGGTGACATGTTTGGAAAAACACCAGATGGATTTAAAGAGCTTAAGCAAAGAATGAAAAGTGGTTCAGGTGAAGGTAATACAATTAGACTATGACAAAGAAAAATAATTCACTACAGGTTCATGCTGATGAACTTGTTCGTATTGAGCCTATTACAGAAAATCAACGATTAGCATTTTCTGCTTGGGAAGAAAATAAAAATATAGTATTGTCAGGTAGTGCTGGTACTGGTAAAACCTTTATTGGCTTATATCTAGCGCTGAAAGCTATGCTGGATGAACCTGAAATATATCGTGATATAACTATTATGAGATCCATCGTACCTACACGGGACGGTGGTTTTTTGCCGGGTACAATAGAAGAAAAAAGAGAACCATTTAACTTACCGTATAAATTTATATGTAATGAGTTGTTTGGTGAGTTTGGTTCTTATAATAAAATGTTACACTCAAAGCAGATAAAATTTGAATCTACTTCGTATATTCGTGGTTGCACATTCGATCATTCAATTATTTTAGTTGATGAGATGCAAAACTTAAACTTCCATGAATTAGACTCTGTTATAACTCGTATTGGTAAAGATTGTCGTGTTATTTTTTGTGGCGATTATATGCAATCAGATTTTAAGTTTGATGATGAAAAAGACGGTATCATAAAATTTATGAAAATTGTAGAACAGATGAGATTTTTTGATGTAGTCAAATTTGGATGGGAAGATATTGTGAGATCTGATTTGGTTCGTGATTATATAATGACGAAAGAAATGTTAGCTATTTCATAGGAGAAAATTAATGAAAGATTGGGTTATCGGAAAACTAGGAGAAAAAACGTCTTGGAATGGAGCAGCGCTGATTGCGGTTGGAGTAATTGTTCTTATTGCTGGACCCTTCGCTAAGCTAGCAGCATACGGAGCAATTGCGTATGGAGCTTGGTGTATATGGGAGAAAGGCGATGATTAAAATTTACGGTACGAGTAGATGCGGTTATTGTAAAGAAGCTGTAAATTTAGCTAAAAAGTATAAATTAGAATATGAATATAAAGATGCTGAGGACTTAGATATATATGAAAGTCTAGTAAATAAAATTGGTAAATTTGGAACAGTGCCCCAAATATTTTGGCACGATAAACACTTAGGTGGATATGAAAATTTTGCCACAGAAGTAGAAAATACAAGGGAGTTCGGACAAGATGGATTTTGATTTTACAGAAGATCAGGTTGCAGCAATTTTACACAAAGATGATGTGTCAGATTGGTTTAGTGCTATGACAGAAATGTTTCCAAAATATGAAATCACCACGCCAAATCGTGTAGCAGGTTTCATTGCACAAACCGCTCATGAAAGTGCAAGCTATAAAACAATTACTGAAAATCTAAATTATAGCGCAAAAGCACTTAATGCTATTTTTGGTAAATATTTTCACCGAGCTGGAGTTGACGCACAAAAATATCACAGACAGCCAGAAAAGATTGCTAATCGTATCTATGCTGGTCGTATGGACAATGGTGATACCGCATCTGGTGATGGTTGGACATTTCGAGGTGGTGGAATTCTACAACTTACTGGTCGATATAACTATACTGAGTTTGGTAAGACTGTAGGAATGACTGCTGAAGAAGCAACTGATTATGTTCGTACTCCGAAAGGTGCTATTGAATCAGCTTGTTGGTTTTGGAAGACTAATAATATTAATAAGTATTGTGATAATGATGATATTGTTCGTATGACAAAGCGTATTAATGGTGGAACTATTGGCCTTGCGGATCGTAAAAAGCATTACGCTCATGCGCTTGAAGTACTTGGTGGTCATGTATCATTTGATGATGATAACGATGATGTTGAACTTAAATTGATTCGTAGAGGATCAAAGGGTGATACTGTTAAGAAACTACAAGAATGTCTTGGTCTTGATGCTGATGGTGATTTTGGTCGTGGTACAGAGGCAGCACTCAAAGCTTGGCAAGTAGAAAATGGCTGTACTCCAGACGGAATTGCAGGACCTCAAACTCTCGGGAAAATCTTCTCATAATATAAAGGTGAAATAAGTAAGATGGCTAAATTCGGTCGATTTGATCCACGCAATAAGAAGCGTGATAGAAATAAAAATATGTCTCAGACTAAAGATAATAGAATTAGAGATGTAGAAGAAAGCAGAACTGGTTTTAAAATACAAGGACATAATATTGATTATGCGATGTATGATGGACAGGATGAATTTGAAAATGACAATGAAAGCTAGCTTATGAATAAAATTATATTAACTGATTGCGATGGTGTCCTCCTGAATTGGGAGGGCGCCTTTACTAATTGGATGTCTATGCGTGGCTATAAAGTTGATGATAACAATCGAAGAGAATACCATATGGGAAAACGATATGGTATAAGCTCTGAAGAAAAAGATCGTACAGTACGAGCATTTAATGAAAGTGCATGGATGAAATATTTAAATCCATTGCGTGATGCTGTATATTATGTAGATCTTTTGCATCGTAAACATGGATATACTTTTCATATGTGCACATCACTTACAACCGATGAGTATGCTCAGAAATTAAGAATAGAAAATATTGAAAGATTATTCGGTAAGACCGCATTTACTAAATATATTTTTTGTGATACTGGTGCTGATAAAGACGAAGCGCTTAAACCATACAGAGATAGCGGATATCTTTGGGTAGAAGATAAGGTTGAAAATGCAGAACTCGGATTGCAAATGGGTTTAGACTCAGTTCTAATATCTCACCCATGGAATATTAATCGTAATAATGATCATATTCCTAAATATGAATATTGGAAGGAACTATATGAAGAGGAAATATTTGGATGAGTATCGCCACGCTATTAAGTCTTCGATTTGAATACGAAGAAATTATTAACAACTTTGCAATTCCTGATAACAGAAAAGACGGTGTTCTTGAGAATATGGCATGGTTTAAAATGTATGGTAATAAGAAGAATAGATTTAGACCTGGGTATGATAGAGCTATAGAAATAGCTAATAAAATTTCAAATAGCGTTTAATTTATATAAATATACTAAACATACAATAAAAATGGTAGTAATTTATGTCAAAAGCAAGAGATGTATCAAGACTTTTTAGTAAAACTGGAAGTTCATCAAGTGATGTAGGACCTTCTACAGTATCCTCAGACACACCTCCGGCTGGAGCAGGAGCTGGAGATAAATGGTTTAATACCACAAATCTTACTACCTATATTTATTATGATGATGGCACTTCACTTCAGTGGGTTCCATCCTCTGCTCCGGTTCCTGGTCCAACAGGTGCTACAGGTCCTGCACCATCAATTAATTTTTCGGCAATAAATCAAGCTATGATTCCAGATACTGATGTGACACACGATTTAGGTTCGTCTACACATAAATGGAAAGATTTATATTTAAGTGGTTCGACATTACATCTTGGTGCATCTGCTACTATATCTGCTGGAACAGGATCTGAAATAGTTTTACCATCTATTAAAATCGGAGCTGGAGCTAATGCTGTTAAATTGTCTGCAAATGCAAGTGGTGGATTAGAAACACAGGCTGTAGTAGGTGGTACAACTCAAGCCGTAAAGCCAGCAGGTGGTACAGTGCAAGTCGCGGATCTTGCGGCTATGCAAGCAATCTCTAATCCTTCAATAGGTGATATGGTTAGCGTTGTTTCTAATAAAACGATTTACATGTATAATGGCACCGGTTTTTATAAAATTGCTGTAATGGTTAATGAAAGCCCAACTGCTATTACTGGTGTTGACGGATCGTATCAACTTGAAACAGACGGTACAGCAACTACTATCACGGCCATATCTTCAGATCCTGAAGGAAGACCATTAACCTGGTCTTATGCAGTTTCGGCTGGTGCATTAAACGGAACAACTGTAGCTCAAACTAATAATGTATTTACTATCACACCACACGCAAGTGATGCTGCAACTTTTAGTATTACTTTTAGTGTGACAGATGGCATTAATGGTGCAGTCAATGCAGTAAGTGCGTTTACATTATCATTTTATGTACAAAATTCAAGATACACTGCATTGTCAGTTAAGGCAACTAACACTGGAAATAACCAGACCTTTGATGATGCATCCACTTCAAATCATACGATTACTGCCAGTGGAGATGTAACAGCATCAACATTCAGTCCATATCGTGCCGGTGGATATTCTGCATATTTTGATAATCCTACTGTATGGTCATATCTCAGGCTACCAGATACTACGTTAGATAATATTTGTAATGATACCACAGCTTCTGCTATTGCGACACATGTTACTACAATAGAAGCATGGGTATATCCGTTATCTAGGAGAGATTCTTCTTCTAGTGCTTATGGAGGGGGGTCTTGTATACTTACAAAAGGTTACATTTGGTTTAATCTTGGTATTGATCATGATGGATATGTCCACTGTTATCATATGAGTGGTGGGTCTGGTAATCAAAGTGGAGCTGGATATACTGAAAATAATATTATTACCAGCAATACTGTGCCATTAAACGCTTGGACACATGTAGCCGCAGTAATTGAGAATAGTCAAATAAAAGTATATGTTAATGGTGTACTTGGAGCATCTGGCACTTGGAACGGTTTACATGATTATGCATCCAACTCATCCCGCCAAAGTTCAATAGGCGCAGGGGTCACTTCTGCCGACGGCCCAAGAAGATTTGATGGTTATATTTGCGATTTTAGAATCAGCGATAATGCGAGATATACATCAAACTTTACTCAATCTACAGAATTTCTTACTGTTGATTCAGATACAGATTTCTTACTAGGAAACTTACCTTATTTTAAAGATCAATCTGCATCAAATCATGCAATCACTGTTACTGGTAATGTATCTTTAGAACCAAAATCTTTGTTTGACAATGCTCCATATTCAGAAGCCTCTCATGGTGCGGCTGTGTATTTTGAAGGCACAACAGGCAATCGTTTAACAATACCACACCATGCAGATTTTGACTTTTCTGGTGATTATGTAATTGAATTTTGGTTCAATTTAGAACAGAGTGCCAACAACCAATCTATGTTTGATAAGAGTAGTGGCTCCGAAAGTTTTCAAATTTATACACTAAGTTCTAATAATAAAATCGGCGCATATATAACGGATTCTTCATCAAATACAATTGTCAGTTATAGCAACATCGGCCCAGTCGTAAAGGGAACAGGGTGGCATCATTTTTCTCTTGTGCGAGATAATTCAGCTGGTACATATGTAAGTTATATAGATGGTGTTGTTGTCAACACTACCACATCTGCCTACAATTGTACATCTACAAATGAAATTAATATTGGTGCCATGAATTCAAACGTAAATGCGACGAAAGGTCATATATCAGATTTTAAATTTTTAACTACAATACCATCAGATAGAAATGCTGCCTTCACACCACCCACTTCACCTTCTGTCGCAGATTCAAACACAAAATTCTTACTCAATCCAGAAACATCTATTTCAGATTTGAGTCAGAGAAATTCTTTAATAACTGTCGGTGGTGTTGCAACATCTACAACTCAAGTAAAGTTTTCTGGAACAAAATCAATTTATATTGGTGCTCAGGGAGATTATATCAATTCTATACATGATTCAACCATCCCAATTTTTCCAAATGGCGATAGTCAAGATTGGACATTAGAATATTGGTATTATCCAACAAGTATTGCTGGTTTTAATAATATTTTTAATATAGGCGGTGGTTTTTATATGTATGCAGCAAACGGAGGATTGGGGTTTTATACTGAAAGTGGCGGGTCATATCTACTTGGACAAAATCAAATTCATGTTGTAACAGAAAATACTTGGACACATGTTGCAATAGTACGCAATGGGAACAATTATAATGCATATTTTGATGGCGTTTCAAGATTCAACACTACAAATTCTAATGAAGTACAAACTGGAACAAATAATCTTCATATTGGAGACATGACACCTTATAACAATGGTGCATTGAATTTTTATATTCAAGATTTTAGAATCACAAAAGGTCTTGCAAGATATACAGCAGACTTCACACCACCGACAGCAGAATTACAAGGATAAAATAAATGGCCGTAAACTTTCCAGATAGTCCAAGTAATGGTGATACACATGTAGTTGGTGGTGTAACTTATACATATAATTCAACTAAAAATGCATGGGAAACTATTAGTGGCGCTATCACTACAACTGGCTCAGGAGATACTCCTCCCGCAAATCCAGCAGATGGCGACTTATGGTTTAATTCTTCTTCAGCAGAATTATCAGTACGATATAATGATGGTACATCAAGCCAATGGGTAGCTGTTTCAGGAGCAGCTGGTCCATCTGGATCAAGTCCTAATTTATCTGCAGTTGCTGAAGATATTTTACCAGATGCAGATAGCTCTCGTAGTTTAGGATCTGCATCTAAAAAATGGAAAGATTTATTTTTAAGTGGTGATACTTTAAGTTTAGGTGGTATCAAACTTAAAGACGCTGGTGGTTCGTTAAAAGTTGAAACAAGTGCTGGCGCTGATGTTAGTCCAGGCGGTACAAAGATATACGCTAATCTTGCAGCATTTCCAGCTTCAGGTAACTCTGCTGGTGATATTGGTTTTGCAACTGATACTAAAGCATCTTATATGTGGGATGGAGTCGCTTGGCAAAGAATATCAATAGGATCACAGATTGGTCCTAGATATACCACAACGCCATCTGGAAGTCATGAATTGACTCAGGATGGAACGACATCAACTATCACTGCTGTTGCTGTTGATGAAACTGGATTTCCAGTAACGTATGATTGGGATGCATTCAGCGGATCTACTCTATATAATGATGATAGTTTACCACCTCAACTCACCGCATTGGCTAATAATAATGGTGTTTTTACTCTCACCCCGTCTACAGTAGAGGCAAAGGCCGGTAATTTTTCTTTTAGAGTAAAGGCTTCAGATGGTGTTTTAGTAACTCCTGCAATATCGTCAGTATCCTTAGCATTTGAAACAATTATTACTATTGCAGCACGACAAACTAGAAGTTCTAATTATGTTGAGCCAACATCTACTGGTGTTACTCAATTTGTATATGCCACCGCAGCTTCTAATTCTCATTTTAGCTATTTTCCAGAAGGTGCTACTGCATCAGCAGCAGGTTGGCCCACAGGTAAGAGATATATTGAAGCGAAATGGACATCAACAGAAGGTGCTTTTGGATCATTTATGCTTGGAGTAGGAGAACGAACTGCTTCTCACAACAATGCTTCTACTGGTGGATACACTGGTGGATCAGGTACAACTTCGGCGTATGCGTATGCAGACAACGGAAATACTTATAGTCTTGCTGGGAACAACCAAACCAGCGGATTGGGCGCATATGTATTGAATGATGTATTTACAATTGCATACGATACAGATGCAGAAAAGGTATGGTTTGGTAAAAATGGCACTTGGGGGTCGGGTTGCGGAGATCCTGGCGCGGGTGGCGCGGGATTTTCTTTATCATATGCTAATGAAGGATACGCTTTTGTTGTGGCTTCGGCGTCAAATAGTAGCGGTAACGATTTTACAATTACTTGGGGCGGGTCTGATTATACCAAACCAACAGGATTTAGTAATTTTTAATAGGATAGATAAAAAATGGCAATAAACTTTCCAAATAGCCCTTCAAATGGGGATACGCATGTAGTAGGTTTAAAAACTTTCGTGTATAATTCTACTACTACTTCGTGGTCAGTTCAAGGCAGCGCTTCTGTTGATATTACAAGCATTACCGGAGATATTTTACCAGATACTGATAGTTCAAGAAGTTTAGGATCTGCATCTAAAAAATGGAAAGAACTTTATTTAAGTTCTTCAACTATTTTTCTTGGAGATTCGGGTACTATATCTGCTGGATCTGGCGGAGAAATTATTTTACCTTCTATTAAAATTGGAAAAGGTGCTAATGCCGTAAAATTAGAAGCAGATGGATCTGGTAAACTTAAAACTAAAAAAATTGTTGGTGGTGTAACACAGGCGGCTGAAGAACCAGGATCTGCTCTCATACTCGCTGATATGGCAGCGTTGATTGCAGTAACTGGAATGTCTGCTGGACAGACTGCATTAGTCACTGCTTTAAATAAAGTTTTCATGTATACTGGTTCAGCATGGTACTTAATTGCTACCATGACTAATGCATCGCCAACTGATATTACTGGTGTTGCTGGGACATACGTTCTTGCAGAAGATGGAACAGCAACTACAATCACAGCAGTTTCTACTGACCCAGAAGGATTTCCTCTTACTTGGTCTTATGCAGTCACGACAGGTTCTCTTGGTAGTATAGCAACAGTATCTCAAGCAGATAATGTGTTTACTATCACACCTTCATCAAATGAAGCAGATGCCGGAACCTTCAGTATAACCTTTAGTGTGACTGACGGAGCAACAGGTGCAGTGAGTGTAGTAAGTGCGTTTACATTGGCATTTGGAGATGATCCAGGCCGGGTAGCATTTTATAAAGGTTCGCCAACCATATCAAATGCTTGGATATCTTCGTATGACTGGACCGTTCCGGCAGGAGTTACTAGTATATGTGTTTTATGTATCGGTGCTGGTGGTGGCGGCGGTGATGGCAGCAGAGGCGGTGGCGGTGGGGGTTTAGCATGGAAAAACCATATTCCAGTGACAGCGGGTGACGTATGGAGTATACACGTAGGTACGGCAGGCTGGAAAGATGGTGGCCAATCTGGCGATGCCTATCCTTTAAATGCTACGCATACATATATAAGAAATCCAAGTAATGTTATACCACTGCGCGCTGAAGGTGGATACACTGCTTCTGCTTTGGATGACAATCAAGGTGGAGGTGGATTTGTCACTGGCAGTTCTACATTTGGAACTGGTACTGGTGCTGTCTATACCGGCGGGACTGGCGGGCGATTGTGGGGCAACTGGGGTGGTGGAGGTGGCGCTGCTGGATACTCTGGCAACGGTGGTCGCGGTGGTTGGGGTAGTGGATCAGAGGCCAATGGCGTGTCGGGATCTGGTGG